GTATTAAAACAATTTAAAAGATTTGGAGAAGAAAGTATAGGATTAGCTAAATTTTTTGGTGGTGACTTTGCCTTATTTGAATCATTTTCACAGGCAGATAATGTTACTTCTGTTCTTAATGCAATTAAGCAATCTTCAAAAGAATTAACCCAAGATCAAGAATTAAGACTTACTAGATTATTAGCTCAGAAAGGAGCAGAAGCAGCAATTAATGAACTTATTGATATTAGAAGAAAAAAAATTATTGATCTAAAAATAGAACAGAACAAAAAAAGATCTCCTGAAGGTTCATTAGTTTCTGGCCTTGGTGTACGTCAAGCGGTAGATCAATCTGAATTAAATAACCTAATAATAAAAACAGATGAAACTATTGAAAATTTAAATAAAATTAAAGATAATGTTACACAACAGAAATTGGCAGTTGAAGAAGTAGGTTTTTCTATTGTTTCTGAAATTGAAAAAATAGATAAAGAATTAAGAAAACTTAATAATACACAGTTTCAAACTATAGAGCTTTCTAACGCTATATCAAGCTCTTTTGAAGATTCATTTAAAGGAATAATTAGAGGAACCATGACAGTACAGGATGCGTTTAGAAATATGCTTAATAGAATTGCAGATTTCTTCATTGAATCAGCAGCAAGAATGGCAGCTACTAAATTACAAAGAGGTTTGCTTGGTGTTTTAGGTAAAGGTTTAAGTTCAGCATTAGGAGGCGGTTCTAATTTTTTAACACAAGGATTAGGTACTTCTTTTTCTAGCGGTATATCTGCACCATTTGTAGAACCTATAAGCGGTCTTAAGTTTGCTGATGGAGGAAGGCCACCTGTAGGAAGAGCTTCAATAGTAGGAGAGCGTGGGCCAGAGTTATTTGTACCTGACAGAGCAGGAACTATTATTCCTAACAATGCAATGGGTTCTACAAACATAGTTGTTAACGTAGATGCCTCTGGTTCGTCTGTTGAAGGTGATGAAGAAAGAGGTAGAGAATTTGGAGAACAGCTTGTTTCCGCAGTTCAAGCTGTAATAATTAACGAAAGAAGATCTGGTGGTTTACTTAACTAATGACTTTTATTTTTCCCTCTAGCGTTCCAAACCCTTCATATAACGTACGGATTAGACCTAATCCATCTGTTAATGTTGTAAGTTTTGGAGATGGTTTTGAACAAAGATTAACTGAAGGATTAAATCAAAATCCTATCACTGTGAATTTAGTATTTGAACTATCGCAAGCACAAGCTACAACTGCAATAAATTTTTTAAATGAGAGAGTTGATGATTCAAATTCATTTGACTTTCAATTACCAAACGAAAGCTCAACACGAAAGTTT